GTATAATCTTGAGCTTCGGCTCACGGCCCACCATCCAAGCAGGAAGTAAGTATGAGGCAAACTCCGACTTGGTGTGTCTTGGGGGCATGTTAATAATTAGACGGTTTATTTCACCCGTAGCTAATTTATTAAATTTATCTGCAATATGTCTGTGATGCGAGCCTTCTATAAAATCTGGCCAAACACATTTTACAAAAGATAGGAAATCATTTTTAGCCTTATTCTGTATCTTTTTTTCTGCGTGTAAAACTTGTAGCTGCTTAAATTTTTTTCGTACATCTGCGGGTAATTTACTTATGTCTACATTATTCAAATTCATAAAAAATTTTGCAAAATTTTTTTGGGTCGTGAATTTTTTTAAAAAAATTTTTTTAAGGTTACTATACCTAATGAAAACGATTTTACCAACCCTAACAGTCTAAATCCTTGCACATGTACACAGTATTAGGATCCCTTTTTGCGTTTTGGGGGGGTTGGTGTTGTTTATTTTTTAATATTTGGCCTTCGTTTAGGATCCATTAGCCAAGTTTCACGAATCAAGAACCTTAATTTATTACTAATGATAATAATCAGATATTAATACAAATGTTTGATAATTGGGCATTATCGGAAAAAACTCACAACGAACAAAGAATTTTTTTTATATCCTCATATCCTTGCGCCAATGGTTTTAATTTAAAACCTATTTTTGAAAGTTCTTGGATCTTGGAACCTTCAAAAAGTTTCGGAGACCTTGAACCTTGCCCCTTAACACAGATGAAAGTATTTTTCGGATGTTTAAAATGGAAGGCAATTTGATGAGGAGAAAAAGATATCTTGTTACCTCTTGCAACTTTTAACTCTAAGGTAAAAAAGGTACAATTAACATTATACCCCAATAGATCAGCAACCCCAAGAATGACAGAATTTTCAATTCTAATCCAACTAATTTGATTAATATTCTTTTTGATTTCGTTATAAAATTTACTTTCATTTTTCATTATAATTAAGGGTAACAACTACATTCTAATTGATACAACTTAAGATTGATTTCCTGGATATTGTGGTTATTAATTTTAAACCTACTAAATCCAGGCTGTTGCATTTTTATCACACTTTTAAGAGCTTTACAACTTAATAAATATTTTGTTGATTGCTTTTTATTATCCTATAAAGTCCCAAATATATAAATATAAAAGAAAGGATAAAAACAAATGACAAAGTTACATCATACAGAATATAAAAAGAATTATAAAAATTATATTCTGTCAACAATTGAAGAAGATGGAGAGGGCAACCCATTAAAAACAGATCAAGAAAAGATTAATTACATTTTTGATCGTTTCAATTCCGAATATGGTTGGAATATTGAAAGAGTAGGAAAACAGAAAGCTATGACGGAATGGTTGCAAGGTTTAGCTTTAAATATTGAATATTGGAATGACGCAATCGTTCCGCTTGCTATCAAAATGGGGTCAATAGATCCTAATCCAAGTGAGAAATTACAATTTAAAGTCATAGAAAATTATTGGGCTTTTATGGCTAATGTAATTTTATCGTTTGAACCAAAAAAAGGAGAAATATAGAATGATTGACAAAGACAGAATAAAAATAATCAATAATATTGATGTTGATTATCGAGATTTAGAAGATTTTGATAATCAATTTCAAGTAATGAAATTTGTTTTAAATTGTTTGAGTGATAAGCAACTTGAAACGACAAAAGAATTAATCAAAGTTATTAAGAAAGGAGAAAAAACAAATGATTAAAAAAGTAAACAAAAAATTATTTGATAAATATTTAAAAGATTTATTGATTGAAAGATATCAAGACTTCAAAAGTTTTAAAAAACTTTATGGAGTTACATTTATTAAATATGAAAAAAGAGGAAACCAACTTAAAGCGATTGAACATTTAATGTTACATCCAACAACTTTATATTTAGAATAGATCGAAATCCCCTCAATTGAGGGGGTATTAGGGTTACTCCCTAACTGATGAGATCAGAAACTAAAAAAGGAGAAAGATAAAATGACAAAAAAAATAAAAGAAAAAGGTGCTTGTGAAATGATTCTTAAATTAGAAAATGGAATTATTTCTGTCGAACATTGTGAGGGAGGTAATCTTGCAAATTGGAAAGCCGAAAAAGGCGATTGGAATAAAATTTGGATTACTTTGAATAAACTTGTTAAAAAAAATAATGGTTTTAGTTTAAGTTTAAAGGGGGAATAATGACAGAATATCAGAAATTAGAATTATTACATAGTCAATTAGATGAATTGATACAAGGCAATCAATTACCTATTGATGAATTAAAAACTCTACAATCTTTTGTTGAAGATATTAGAGAAAAACATTTAAGAAAAGATAAGGGGGAAGAATGAAAAAGTATAGTTTTGTTTTTTGGTGCGGTTATGTGTCGAATGAAGATGGAAAACCATCAATTCAACATGTAACAGAAAAAGACATTTCAGAAGATAATGGTTTTTTTGATGAAGATATCAAAGAAATTAAAGATCTTTCTGTAGGACAAAAACACGACATTCACGGAGTATTAGAGTCTATGAGTGTTTATAGATATAATTAGAAAGGGGGAAAAATGGAAAAAGAAAATATTTATGATAAAAACTATAGATTGGATTTAATAGAAGGTATTAAAAATCCAAGACTTAAAAAACTTTATCAAAAATGGGGTATAAACGATACGACCTATTTATTAGGTCAATATATGTCAGATGTACTTGGGGATGATGGAGTCTTTTATAATCGATATAGAGATTGTTTTGAACAAGAAAAACACAAAAAGAAAATGTTGGAAGACTTTGATTTCTTTACAAAAGCTGAAAATATGAAAGATTTTTTTAATGCTTTACAAATCAAAGAACTTAAAAAATATGCTCATTTTGTATTTTAGAAAGGAGAAAAAATGAAAAAATATGTTCTACCAACTATTTGTATTGATGAAGTAAAATTTTGCAAAGAGGGTCAATTCTTTTTTGCCAAATATAAAGAAAACAATTCAATTCAAATTATATCAAAATTTAATTTTGATGAGGTTTTATTTGGATTAACAAAACAAGGTTTTGAAATAATTAATACAGATGGATCTTTATATGACATTGAACAAGGGGCATAAAACACAAGATGTTGTGTCCAAGCTCTTGGACACAACTCCAGGTAGTGTTGAAAAATAATGCTTGATAATATAATTTAAAGGACTATAAATGATAGAAAAAACAAAAAGGAGAAAGTATGAAAAATAAAAAAATAGGAGTTGGCTTTCATTCGGTTGCTAATGATGTTTATGAAAGTTATGACAAAGGAGAAGAACCAAAAGAAAAAGACCTTAAAGAACTTTACGAATTAAGTAAAGAATTTGTAAAAGACTATGAAGAAAGGAGAAAAAATAATGGCAAAAAAAATAAGAATAAATGTATATATTAAGGAAGAAAATTTTAATCTTACATATAAACAATTATTAAATAAATTGTCTAAATTAGATTATTATGATTTTTTAGATTTTTTTGAAAATAATCCAACAGAAAATTTTGATTGTTTTAATACGAAAAGAAACAATTACAAATTAAAAGGAATCGTCATAGATGAAATAAACGGACTTTTTGATTCTGTTTGTAACATTAGAAATGAACAAAGATTGGATAATATGATGTATAATAGGCAAATGGAAAGAACTTCTTCAGATCAACCAATATATCCTCACGGTTGGTATGAAAAACAAGATAAAGAAATAATTTGGGGAAAAGAAAGGATAGAATAAAATGTATGAAGAAATACCTATAACAGAAAGTAAAATAAAAAGTATGAGTATTTTTAATTTATATGATTGGATTGAATACAATACTGATCAAAATTTTCACACAGAAAACATTGTTATAATTGCAATGAGATTTGGAGATAGTGAAGATATTGAAAATGCTAAATATGTAATGAAAAGACATAAAGAAGAAACATGTATGACACAAGACCTTAAAAAGTTTGGAGATTACATTTTTGAAAAAGTTATGTCTAAAACTCAAGAAGATATTAGGAGAGAGGTTAAAAAAAGACTATGAAAAAGAATTTACCAACTCAAGATAGTGTAAAAAGGCTTATGGAACAGACTTTGAAAAATATCTTGAGTTGTGTAGGTGGAGTGTATTATAATAAATATAAGTTAAGATTAGAAAGAAAGAAAAAAAGAAAGGAAATAAAATGAAGTTAAATATAAAAAATATAAGATACTTTGAAACTAGACGAGGTTTAGGGTATGAAGTTAAAACTGATAAAGGCACGATATGGAATGATGGAGATGGTGGTGCTACTTATTTTCAAGCTGACTATCCAAAATACCATAACCAGGACTTTTCACATTTAACAGAATTTGACTTGGAATCTATTATCGATAAATACGAAGAAATAAAAGAAAGAAAGGGGGTGTAATATGAAATGCACAAAACAAGAACAAGAAATTAAAGATTGTTTAATTAGATTATTACAAGATTACAATGGGTCTTGGAATGATTTGAAAAAAGAAAAAAGATTTAAAGAACTAATGAAATATAACAAACTAAAAGGGGGAATAATGAAAAAACAAAAAAAACAATTTATATTATGGGAGAATAATGTGAAAAGTATTAAAGAGGCAATAACAAAAAAAAATAAGTTAGAAAGTCAAGGTTATACTTTAAAACAAAACACCATAACTAATGGAAATATGTTAATATATGTAAAAAAGGAGGAAAGATGATAAAAATGAAAATAAATCATAAGAAAGTAGAGCAATTAAAATCTTTTTATGGTGTTAAATTAAGAGGAGATGAAACTTTTGATGAGTTACTTGCTATCGAAAAAAAGAATATGATGAAAGGTACAACAATATGCAAAGCAAAAAATTGCAATGAAACACTTTACAAGAACCAAAGCACAAGTAACAAGGAGTATTGCTCGGATTGCGCATAAATATGGGTATACATAAGAAAGCAAAAAAGGAAGAGAGAATTTTTAGAGCATTAAAAAGAATTGATGCGAATTTGTCTAAATGTTCGATAACAGAAAGAATAAATTGCCCTCAATGCAACTCCTCTAAAATTTATGTAAACAAAAAATGGATATGGAATAAAAAATTTAATGAGGCAGATTTAATATCAGATTGGACTTGTAAAGATTGTGGGTTTGATTTTAATGGGGAAGAATTAGAAAGGATAGCGGTATGAAGATTACAATAGAATTCACAGAAAAAGAATTAAGAGAACTTTTAAATATTTTCATAGTGAAAACTTTATCTGCAAACGTGGAAAAGGATGATTTAATGTTAGCTAAAAAAATTGAAAATGGTTTAAATGCTTTAGAGAAAGGAGGTGAAAATGGAAAAAGAAAAAATGGATTTGATTAAACAAATAATCACTCTCGTTGATACAGAAGAGGGTTTAGAAGAAATTAAGAAAAAAGTTTCTGAGGTTTTATCAACTCAATGGAAAGAAGAGGAAAAAGACAAAGAAGAGTTTGAAAAATGGAGAAAGGAAAAAAAACAAAACTCAAACTCTTCTGATGTAGACATACCCTTCTAAAACAATGAGACTAGGGGTGTTGTTGCTCCTTCACCCCTAGTAATCTTTAACATATCCTGGAGGCAAAATTAATTTTTCTTCTTTGTTTGGTTTTAAAACAACTCTTAGTGAAGAATCTAAGGGGTTATTACTTTGATGCACCTCTATTCTTTTAATCTCCTCTAAATAACCTTTTTTAGTCATAATATAGATTTTAGCATCACTAACTGCGTTACCTCTTCTGCCATTTTGACCTTGAGTAAATTTTTCTAAATATTCTTGTAAATGTTTAACGTACATTGCTTGATAAATCTTTTATGACTTGCTTATAACCTTCGACAAGATTTTTATTTTTTTCATTTTCAGACGAAATAAGACGCTGACTCCATAATTGTTCTTTGTATAATTTTAATAACTGTTTATAGCCCTCTATTTGAGTTTTGTAAGTTTCTATCTGTTTTATTAAATCTAGCTCTCCTCGATCGTCTTTCATATATTGACTTTATAGGGGCGTTACCTTAAATTGTCAAATATGGGATTACCGAAAAGATTAACTGAGATGCAACGTAGATTTGCTGAATTTTTAGTGTTTGGAGACGAAAATGGTCAACTCACACAATCTGAAGCAGCAATTAAGGCAGGATATTCACCAAAAAGAGCCAGACAAGAAGGGTCTGAGCTAACTAACCCAAAATTATCTCCATTGGTAGTTAAATTAATTGGAGAGTTAAGAGAAGAAAGAATAAGAAAACATGAAGTTACATACGAGGGTCACGTTGCAGAATTAGGTAGATTGAGAGAGGCAGCGCTTAAAAAAGGAAGTTTTTCATCAGCAGTAAACGCAGAAACAAATAGGGGTAAAGCCGCAGGTTTATATATTGATAGAAAGATTATTAAAACCGGTAAATTAGAAGATTTATCTGAGCAAGAGCTTGAAAGTAAAATGAAACAAATTTTATCTGACTATGAACCTTTACTTAACGCAAAAACAGTAGAGGGTGAAGTCGATGAAATTAAATCTTCTGAATCTTCTTTACCCAAGCCCGAGGAATCATCGTCCGATCTCCAAAATTAAAACCATCCTCATCCTTATCGTAAGAGGCAAATAATTTAATACTATTTTTATCTTTTGAATATAGCCAACCCTCATTAACTGGCTTTGCTAGCTGCATCTTATCGAATTCTTTTTCAGTAGCCCAGCCCGAGTCGCTCACACAATCGATCCACTCCACTCGGACTTTAGGAAAAGGTATATTGGGAGTTCCATTTGAGGCAATTCTTTTTCGTCTTTTCTTGGGCATAGTAGGTTTATATCACAGATTGATTTATTTAAAATATGCTTTCCTGCGCGCGATAGCGAATTTAATAGTACACATTAATATGTACCAAAAAACAAAAAGTGTACCATAATTTGTACCATAAAAAGCTATATTTTATGCTAAAAAACTGTTAAAAGTACACAAAGTACACTTTATTTCGTGAAATAAAAAATTTTTTTTTTAATCTGTAAAATAAAACTATACTATTTATTGATCCGACTCCATTGTGCCGTAATGCTGCCTCAATGTAGACATTTTATCTTCAGCATCAGTAATAATTTGTAGTAATTTGTCAATTTCACCGGTTAAATCGATGTGTTCTGGTATAATTATAGTGCGTTCTACGAAAGTATCTATTTTAAATTTAGCGTCAGCTACTTCCGCCTCATACTTTCTCATTAATGTTTGGTACATTCTATCTCTCATTAAAATCCTCCTTTGTTATGTTTACTTTAGCTCTCTCCTTTTCATCGTGCAATAGGTCATAATATGTGTCTAATCTCTTCAAAAACCTATGTTTTGCTTGCCTTAATTCTGCCCCACTTACCACGAACTCTTGATAATATAAATCTGGAGTACACATCATAATCACACCTTGCTCAATATTAGAACCATGCACATAATCATGAGCCATAGCGTATGCTGCAATCTGTAAATAATAGTCTTCAACCCATTCTTTACGCTTAGGACGATTTGATTGTTTAAAGTCAACGATGGTTTCTAAACCACTATGATTACAAACGAGGTCAGTAGACCCAGCATATAACCCAGGGTAATATAATGTAATTTCTGAACCATACCACTCCTCCACCGCAGCAAGACCCACCTCAATAACTTTTTCGGCCATGGCTTTCGCCTCTTGTCCGAGCCTTGTAAGATCATCGTAGCCAACTCCTTGTACATAAGATTCCAAGAATTTATGCATGGCTGTCCCCCGGTTACTAGATAAATTTTTGATTCTGTCTGCTTCTGCTTCTCCAACTTTGGCCTTCCAGTCTTTGATAAATTGTTGATCCTTGGTCCGTGCTAATATAGTAGTGACGCTTGGAAGTCTAGCACCATTTATATCATAGAGCCGTGTTCCATGCTCCTCGATCCTTGCAGCATCGACATAGGTATATTTATTATTCTTTTTCACTTAAGATTATTTATTACATAGTAGATTATTAATAAAGCTACCAACACACAGAACATATTATAAAAAAACATAATTATACCAAAACCAAACGTCATAATTGTTTATCTAAATCTTTCGTGTAACCAGTTTTCATTAAAATTGAGGCTTGTTTTTTACAATTCTCAGCTTGCTGCGTATAACCATTATCCTCTAACCACCGCCAATGATTAGCTAAAATCCTAATACTAGTAGCTCCCGCCTTAGCGTTGAGCTTTCTCCATTCACCCTTACTCATAGTTTTTCTTTCAACTCTTCAAGATATTTTTCCTCTTCAGTTTTTTCTTTCTTTAACATACCTTTTCTAACTTGCGATAAGGGTGCTGAGTCGTGAACGTTACCACTAACAGATACTCTCACACAATCAGAATTAAACGGACTAACCCAATGTTTCAACCACGCAGGAAATATAAACATATCCCCTTCTTTCGGAAAGTAAGACATATAAGTTACAGCGTCTCTTGGTCCTTCACCATACATAAACTGTATTCCTCCAGGACCACAACTTTTTCCTTTGTACGCTGCGTTCTCCTCTTTTAATTTATCAGGTATCGATAAATATATCACAAACGATAGTTTACCATCATGATCATGCGGTGGGTTAAACTCATACTGTCTTTGAAAATTACACCACAAAGCAGTTAACGCATATTCTGGTGCGCCATGTTCATATTTTTTATTTTGATAACGTTGAAACGCTTGATCGTAAATACCGAGATACGGTGACAAGTATGGTATAATTATGTCGCGTTGTTTTTCACTATAGCCAGTTTCTTTTCTGATTTGACCTGCTAGTCTATCGCTAAAATCTTCTTCTGATTTTTTAGCCTCGTCCAACAACACCTTTCTAAAATCATCTTGTATTTTAAATCTAGTAACACATGGTCCCCAATTAAACGTATTTACTTGTATTTTTATTTTTTCTTCTTCTTTTTTCATTCTAAACTCATCGCTTTTTTATATTCTAAAAAATTAATTACTTTATCATTAAACTTTATACTATCTCTTTGAGCGTAATGGTCAATAACCTTTCTAATCATAGGCATTTTTACGTGGCTGTAGGGGCTTATCAGCAAACAAAATACGTAAGCACTTCTAAAACTACAACGCCATCGCCATTGCATTTTATGTCCCTTTCTAGGTTTTTTATTAAGAGTTCCAAGTTTTATGCATTGCTGCAACCACAACAATACAGATCTTTCGGTCATGGCTATTTCTACACTAATTCTATAGGCGAAAGATTTCCTAGGTTTACCTCTATCTTTTTTTGTTTCCATTCTCCTATAAAAACCAACTGTTCCCTCTCCATCAAACAACCCGGCAATATATGCAATATCAGTTTCTCTCATTTGATATTATCCATCTTAAAGTAGATGTTGTTGGGTTAAAACTATCAAATTCTATTCTAGTGCAGCTTACCAATATTAATATTATCACTAACATTAACGTTATTTTCAACTGTTTCATAAAGTTCTCCCTCTGAATCACAATCTCCACATTGATGAACCATATCACCGTGCGTAAAAGATTGTGTTTTAACAAAACCATTACCCTTACATGTAGGACAAATAATTTTTTTCACTTTACTTGCCTTTAATTTTGCCATTTAGTTTTTTCGCTTTTTCGTTTGCTATTGATTCTATCGTTTTAGATATAGACAATTTGGCGTCGGGCAATAATATCTTCGACAACTTCTCTAAAATAGCGTATGTTTCTTTTGTTAGTGAAACATTTTTGTATTTACTCATGTCTGTCATGCGTGTTTCCTTTCATTTTTTGTAATCAATATAGGTGATATTATAGGATTGTCAATGAAATTTTTATTAAGTTTAATTATTTGTTCGCAAGTTGCAAATACTTGTATGCCACCCTACCAATGGCCAGATCAATTTAACAGTTCCTACGATTGCATGATGTTTGGTTACGAAGAATCTATGAATAAAATGCAAGAGATAGGTAGAACAGAAGCTAATAAACACGGCATCTTTGTTAGATTTACTTGCACACCAGTTAACACTATTTGACATTATTGTTAGATTATGTTAATGCGAGATATCTTCTCACCATTTACCTACTCTGTTTTTTTCCCTTTATTAGTTAACGGGGTAGGTGTTTCATTATTCCACATAACTAGTAATAAGATTATTGGTCCGTAGGCAATGCTACTCACAAATAAAACCTTGAACAGTACCTCTACCATCATTTAACACCCAACCTTTTGTATCAACATATTTTGATATTGTTTCCCTGTGATCGTCTGCAAACATTAGACACTCGTGTACTTCCATCGGTCGAGTAAACTCTAGACGCTCTTTTACCAAGGTTCCATCGAACAGTAATATTAGTATTATTAATTTTTTTGCCATACAGCTCCTTAATTAAACGATACCAAAGATCTTTATAATATGGGTTGTTTGTTTTATTCCAAAGAATTGCAGCATCGTCAATCTGTTTTTGACTTATCATTTACACTTGTACCCCATCTAATTATTGATTTTAAGCCTGGAGCTTGTAATTGTAAGTCCACACCATACATTTTCCATGCCTTTTTAATAAGATTTAATTCTAATAATAAATTAGAATATTGTTTAGCGCTACCACTTTTAACTTTAATTGTAATAGTTTTACTTTTCATATCCAATCAATCGTAGGTTTACCATTATAGTTAACATCATAAATAAACCATGCAAAAGCCATCAATCCACCTTTCTTATCGTTTTTTTTAAACCCTAATCTTCTTGAAAAAATTAAAACTTTTTTTAATTTATTTTGATTAAATAAAACAGAGGCTCTTCTTTTGCCTTCTAAAAAAGATAGTTTACATAACAAAGCCATTTTTTTATTTATTGAATTTAAGCCATGCAAAGTAAATTCTGTCGCTAAATTAAATGGTGGATTAGTAATTATATTATCTACTTTTTTATTAGTAGTTAAAAAATCTTTTACTTCTCCATAACCCCTATCAATTAAATCTGAACTATAAACATTGTAACCAGCTTTAATTAGAGGTTCCGAAATCGCACCATCACCACAAGAACATTCCCAAACATCTCCATCAAATTTTTCATATTTAATTAAATCTTCTATTGCGTCTATTGGTGTGGCATAAAAATCATTTTTAAAACGATCATTATTTTTATTGTGTCCGATATAAGATAAAGTAGTTGATTTCATTTATTTAATCTCTTCATCTCCTCATACATTCTCTGTAATTTAAATACGTCACAGTTTAAAACAAAAAAAGCCAAATCATCTCTCATTTCTATTTGTTCCTTATAGGCTTTCTCCTTATTCTTCTGCTGCACTTCCGATATACCCCATTTAGTTTGATCTGTCATTTCTCCATATCCTCCGTTTTTATTAGTTTTATGTTTAATTTTTCTGCTGCCTCTATTGCCTTATGCGTAAATCTCGTAGAAGATATTATCATCATGTCTATGTCACACTCATCAATATCTTTTTTTTCAAGATCAGTTGATCCTTTTAACTCTCTTACTACATCTGGCCTTATTGGCTCTCCTGATCCAATGTAGTGTTTACATTGAACGAATATCCGTGATCCGTCTTTCTTTATACCTCTAATGTCTATCCCACCATCATAATTATTTCTTTTATAAACTTCGTAACCCAACTTTTTGATATATTTACCACAATGTTCTTCAAAACCTGCTGGACTCATTTCCGATATATCCTTATGTTTTTCAAACTCTTGATCTGGGCAATATAATAATCCATTTAATGATTTTGTTCTGTATTTTATTTGTCTTTGAGTCATATTATTTTTTCCCCATATCGATTCTTTAACGTAAGTATAATTTTCTGGTATGTATACGTTATTGCTCTCAGCCAAAACAAGTTGTGTTTTGGATGGTTTCATCCCATTTGGTAATCTTCTTATATGTGCCCTTCTTTCACCAGAAAACTTCCTACTTTCATTGTAAAATACCTTTTCTCTTTTCTGCTGCTCTTTATTTGGATTTGTTATGTATTTAACTCTTGGTAAATATATTATTCTCTTTACATCAGACTTAACACCATTTGGAACTCTACGTCCCCTATAAGACATCGTGCTATCTCTTTCTATTAACACCTTCCAATCTCTAATGCACGATGCAAGTTTAACGTACAAACGATTAAACATTTTTTTAAGGTTTTCTGATTCATCAAATATTTGTCTTCTATTCACTAACCAATATCTAAATTCATCCTCCTCTTTGGAGTACAATTCAGATAAGTATCTGTCATTTTCATCGTGTAGGAATATGTGTATAAATTTTTCAGTTTCAATAAAACGTGCATATCTAAAATTAAAATCATCTTGTAATTCAACACAAGCATTATATGGTATTAAAAGACCAGTTTCTTGGTTCATAGCCTCTTTTAAAATTAAAGAAACTTTATCTTTAGCTTCAGAATCTAAATCATATGTTTCATTACATCGAGTTGGATAATGAGGTGAGTTTCTGAACTCTCCAAAATGATCCCACATATTTCTATTATTAAATATTTCTCCATTTTCTAAAAAAAGAGGAAAATCTAAATTACCAAGATGCCCTTGCGATATTGAAAAAAAATCTAAATATTTCCAATAATATAAACAATCTATTTGTGTAGCATTATCTGTATTTATATATATTCCACTAGGTAATTTTATACCTTTATCTGTATAATTATGCATCAAATACAAATCTAAAAAAATTTCTAGTAAACATTGTGCACTATATTTATTCATATCTTTTCTTTCAACCCTATTTATATACATTTTTTGTTTGTGAGTTTTAATTAAATTTAAAAATTTATCTGCTGATTCGTTTAAAGTTTTAAAAAGAATATCTGTTGTGTCTTGTATGCTTTGACCTTTGCTAAAGTTGCTAAAAAATGTATCTAATTCTTTTAATTTATTTTTATTAGCAGTTAAATAACCACTCATATAATTTATAAAAGCAACTATTTTTTGAACATATGTAAAGGTATAACTAGCTTCCAATAAATCTATTTTACTTATATTTTTTAATTTTTTAATAGTGTCATTTTTATAATCAATAGGAATGTTAGTGGTTAAATTTTTTTGTAAATCATTATTATATTCATCTATATAATCAAATAAACCATTCATTTTTGTTATGTCGTTATATAAATGTTTAGGTAAAGTTTGATATATTTTTAAACCTTCATTATTTGATGTATCTTGTCCTGATACAAATTCTAAAATGCTTGCTATTTTATTGTTTTGTTTTAAAGTTATTTTAAATACTTTATTTTTGTATGCTTTAGTGAAACAAAAATAAATATTAAAATTATCTTTGTGTTTAACTAATTTGTCTGCAACATTTTTATTTATATAATAGCTTTTTTCAAGTGTTCTAAATATTGGTTCAACCACATTTTTAACTTTTTCTTTCTGTTTTTCGTACTCATATATCATAAAAAAATGATTGCCTTTAGGATTTTCATTTTTCACTATCAACACCCCATCCTTATATGGTTGAACTATTTCACCATATTTTTGATTTTTTACATTTTTAATTATAGAGTAGTCAATATCTTCTGTGGTTGGAACACCTATGTCTCTTACATCATCACTAAATCCTTGATCTACAAAAGCTTTTAATATAGCGTATTTGAAATCTGATATTTGATTAAGTGTATTAAAATTACCTCCTAAATTAAAATTTATTAAATAAGAGTTATTACTTAATTCACGATCATAAAATTTTTCTAACTTTTTTTCATCAATATTTAGTTCACGTGTTAAAGTGTCTATTGCAGATAATTGTGCTGCGGAGTTTACACCTCTAGAATCTTTTAATATTTCTTTTGTAGTTAATTTTTTAATTAAATTTTTATTCTCATTTTGATATGTTTCTAAATCAATATCGTTACTATTGTAACGCTGTAATAAATTTTGATTATCTTTTGTGTATTGTTTATGTGTATAATTATGATCTTTCATACACACTATGTAGGATATTATGTGATATTTGTCAAATATTATCTACCTTGACCACGATATTTTTTTGTCATTCTTTTGGTGCTTTTATTAAGGTTTTTTGCGTGTCTACCTGGTCTTTTCTTTGGTGTTCTAAACCTATACGTGTTAACACCAAATAAGGGCTTCTTTTTACTCATGTACCCAGTCTTTTACATATACTTTGTAATCTCTGCTTGATGGCAGTACTGGTAGATAAACTATCTTACCATTGATATGTTGTTGTAAGTCTGTGCCACAAGTTACACATCTATAATAATCTGAAGCTACACTTACCAACATCGTAACTTCACAACAAGATGGACATTGTCCATTTACAATTTCTGCGTTAAATCTTACTGAGTTTTTTTCTGTCATATCTTTTCTTATTCTTTATAACTTTTTTCTTGAAGTGTCGCAACTGTCTTGCCACAGGGTTACGTTTTTTATTTAGCTTTTTCATTTAAGATGAATTTTTTTAATGCTTTTTTCGCCCATGTATATTTCTGTTTCTGCTTCGCTACGGATGCACTTGTAAGACACATTTGGATTGTACTCCCTCTCCGCAACACGACGGGCGCGGAGGCACGCAGCCATGTTTTCTTGGATACGGTGTTCCTTAATCTCTCCGTTCCAAAACATAAGAAGAGCTACTACAGTCTCTATCATTGTGAGCTCCCGTTTGTATATTTCATTTCACGGTTTGCATCTTTTAATTTTTCGATATCAATTAAAACTTTATCCATTTGTCTTCGTAAAAATTCTATATTTACTTTGTTTAACGCCATAGATTCTATGTGTGCATTTAATTTATCCGTGGTCTTATAAAGATCCTCAATCATCATGAACTGCTCAGAATCTGCGGGCAATGAACCTAGTTGTCCACGTGGCCATTTAATTCTAAACTCTGTGTTTTCTGATAAATCTTTCTCCATTATTTGTATTTTAGTGTCTGCAATGTTTAGACGTTCAACCATTTGGAAATATCCCATAGTGCCGAGAGCAACGATTACAATCAGAGAGGCAACCGTCTTCATTGGCATTTGGACG